GTAATCAAGCAATTTGCGAATCTCATTTCGCCTTTCTTTCGCTATACTTAGCTTATATTCCTTAACTGATTCTTGTATGATGTCTATTGGGTTCATCATCGTTTTATTACTCCTAATTCTCGTTGTCTAATTGGAAATCTGTTTAAAAAGAAATACCTAAAGGCATCCATACTATGGTCGTGCCTGCCATCCTTTACAGGGTCAGGCTTTAAGTCTTTACCCTCTCCTGATTCAGGGTATCTATAGTTTTCTAAATCTTCTGCTAATCCCATGCACTTTCTATCTAAGTGTACAAATCTCTGTCCTTGTGCATTTTCTATAAAACCTCTTACATGAGTTATACCTGATGCAATGTTTCTTGATACTTTGTCTCTAACGCTTTTTACATGTACTCCATTACGTCTAAATATTTCAATGTCACCTAATCCTGATTGACCTTGTGCTTGCATACCTGCAGGATCACCATAATATTCCCTAACAGCATACCTTTTTGATTTAATCATCTCAATAAATTCATCAGTCTTAATATTTTGTTTATGAACTATTTCATCTATTACATTTATATGGGGGACTCCACCTACCATATAAGTCTGAAACCATAATGCTGCAGGCATCCTAAAACCAAAGTCTATTGAGCAAAAAGTTGGAAAATTAGGATTATATGGAAACTCTCCCATATCCAAATTCCTGTCAAACGGATAAACTCTACCTTCAAACGAAGTAAACATTGCCCCATATTCTTGCTCATACAGCTCCTTAGACATATTGCGTTTACGCTCTATAAGGAATTGATCTTTCTTCCCATCAGGAAATACTACATCGTTATCCCACGTTGGGGCTTGATGAGATTCCCATAAATCATCTTGCTTCCCAAGTAGGAATAAATCGTATATCCAGTTAAATCCTTCAGGTGTTGTTATAAAAATACCCTTCCCTTTTCTGTCGGACAATGTTGGAGAAAGATACATATCCCATATCTTTCTTTTCATTTTAGCAACCTCATCCATTATAAGCAAATCTAACCCTTCACCAACAAGTGAATCAGGGTTGTCGGCAGACTTAGCCTCTACAGTAGTTCCCCACTTGAATTTTATATATCTTTCTTTTTCAGAGGCTCTTTCTATATCATTTGCACGACCAACTACCATCTTCTGCCATACTTCTCTAAACATTAAGTCAGCCTTATCGTAGGATAGCCCTACAAGCCATATCTTTTTATTTGGCTGTGAAGCATAGTAAGTTGCTTCCATTGCAGATGCAGTTGTTTTGCCGAATCGCCTTCCACATACCATTACAAAGAACCTTGCTGTCTTTTTATCAGGAAAATGGAGCTTTCGCTGTCCTAAATGAGGCTTATACCCCATAAAGTCAAACCATTGCTTTTTATATTGTTTTTGATTATCCATTAATACTTGCATCTTACAAGTAAGTTAATTTAAGTTATCCTATCTGTATTATGCAACATATTGTATGATACAATTTTTCAATAACAACATATAGGAGGACAGCATGTCCGAAGATCAAACTGTAGCTACCGAAACAGTAAGTGAGGAAACTACACAAGAAGCAACTACGGATTCGACTGACGTAGGTGCATTAATTGCAGAAAGCAAAAAGTATAGGAAAAGGTCGCAGGATGCTGAGGCACGTTTAGCAAAACTTGAATCTCAATTAGCAAAGGCTGAAGAAGCCAAACTGAAAGAGAAAGAGGATTTCAAATCTTTGTATGAAAAAACATCAGGTGAGATGGAAACATATAAAGCTCAAGCTGATAAATGGGCGAGCTATGAAGCTGCGAAGCGTGATACTATTTTAGAAAGCGTTCCTGAAGAAGAACGAGAGACTCTGGCTAAATTAGACTTAGAGACTCTTGAATATGTGACTAACAAAATTACTAACGCCAAAGCTAATGCTCCTGAGATTGCAGGGGTATCAAGACAACCTAATAAATCTATAGGTGATTGGACTAAGATGACTCCAGATGATCTTAGAGATAATTGGGAAGATATTGTTAAATCAGCTCAGGCAAGAATGAAAAAATAATTCCCTAATGGGAGAGGAGAAGTAAAATGGCTTTTTTAGATAAAACGACAGGTGCTGATTTTATACCTGAACTGTGGGCAGATCCAATTTATAAATTTTATAAAGAAACTAATAAGTTGGCAGGCTCTGTTGATGATTATTCAGCATTAGTAAAAGGTGCAGGTGATACTGTGCATATTCCAAAGATTGCACTTAAGGCTGCTGTAGAAAAAGTAAAATCAACAATAGTTGATTTCTCAACTGCTGCAACTGCAGGTAAAGTTGATTTGACTATTGATAAGCACTATGTTGTTCCTGAGTTATTTGAGGACTTGGCATTAATTCAAAGCAGCTCTGACCTTATGTCAAAATATACTAAAATGATGGGTGAGTCTATTGCTCGTCAGGTTGAAAGTGATATGTGGGCAGAGTTAGATGGATTCCAAACAAGAATAGATGTAAATGCTAACAATGAATGTAATGCAGCTACATTAGAAACTGTTCTTGCAAACCTATATGCAATAGATATTGACCCTAATGATTGCTCTTTTGTTGTAAATAATCTTATATTGGCAGATATAATGAACCCAAGTGGTGGTATTAGTCAGTATTTTATTAGACAGGATGCTGTTGGTGATGGAAGTGGGTTGAGAACAGGTGCAGTTGGCTTAATGTATGGAATGGATGTATTCCTTAGCTCTGCTGCTCCTACTGCAACCACTAATGACCTTGCTGTTGGTGCAGTTTATCCAAGCGATGCTTGTGTTTTTGCAGCTCAACAAGATGTGAGAGTGCAATCTCAATATGATATTGCATATCTTGGAACTAAAGTTACTGCAGATATAATCTATGGAATGAAGTTGATTGATGAATCAGGTGATTTAAGAGGATTAAATCTCGTTAATCTTGGTTAATCTTAGTGATTAAAATATAAGGGGGTGGGCAACTGCCCCCTTATTATAAAGGAGTATTTATGATATATTTAAAAGCTAAAAATAGTGGTCAAGTTAAAGAGTGTAAGGATGGAGATATGTCCACAGTAGAAGATTTATTAAGCACAGGGAATTGGATAAGAGTACAAGGCAGAAAAGACCCTTCTGCTTATTCTCCTCCTAAGAAATCATCCAAAAAAAAATCTGAATAATGGAAAATACATCTACAGGTCAAAATAGAGTAATTCGCAAGAAGGGTGACTTGACAGGTTCAGGAAAAGGGGATTGGTTGCGAATATCTAATGGCGATGAGGAGTATAAAAAGAATTACGATAAGATAGATTGGTCTAAATGAAAGATTTATTAGAAAAAATTAAACATCACGAGGGGTTCGTTGAACATGTTTACGATGACTCTCTTGGTATACCTACTATAGGATATGGATTTGCAATAAAAGACCTTGTTTTAGATGAGGATATTGCAGAAGAAATCCTTATAAGAAAATTAGAAAAATTAAAACGTAATGCCAATGCTCGCTTTAAATGGCTTGAAGATATGCCACAAGAAGTTCAAGAGGTAGTGTTAAATATGTGCTATCAGCTTGGCGTTACAGGAGTATCAAAATTTAGGAAAGCAATATCAGCTATGCAAGAAGGGGAATGGAGTGAGGCTGCTGATGAGATGCTTGACAGTCTATGGGCGAGACAAACGCCTAATAGAGCAAAAGAATTATCGGACATAGTAAGGAATCAGGTTGAGAAAATCAGCTCTTAGAAGAGCCGTAGTAACTCCTGATAAGCATTTTCCATATGCAGATATGCCTGCCATCAATGTTGTGTGCAGAGCCATTGAGATCGTCAAGCCTGACATCTATATAGACTTAGGTGATACAGGCGAGTGGGAGAACTTCTCACATTGGAAGTGGAAACGCAAACGTAAACCACCTCTTGAAATGATGATACCACAACTTGAAACAGATGTTATAGATGTTAATAATGGCATGGATATTATTGATGAAGCACTTGACAAGGTAAATTGTCAAGAGAAGCATTTCTGTGAGGGTAATCACGAGTTATGGCTTGAGATGTTTGTTGAAGAGCATCCATATTTGCCTAAATATATGCCTGCTGCTGCGTTAAAATTAGAAGAGCGAGGGTATGACTTTCACAGCTGTGGTAAGCTTCTTAAAATAGGGAAAATGAATTTCTATCATGGGCATCATTATGGTGGTCAGTATCACGCTGCCAACCATCTTCGTAAGCTTGGTGGAAATGTAATGTATGGGCATTGGCACGACTTGCAGTATATGACTGCTACTCATATGGATGGAGCTAAGGGAGCGTGGAGTATTGGGTGTCTTAAAGATATGAGTGCAGAGAAAAATGCTTGGCTTGGTAATAGAAAGATTAATTGGGGACACGCTTTTGCCATAATAGACTTTTATGACAAAGGCAGGTTTACTGTAGATGTAGTACAAATAATAGATGGCAAGGCTACAGTATGGGGCGAACTAATAGATGGGAATAGATAGATGGAGTTTATTGATATAGTAGAAAAGCTTGGAGTCCCTGTAACTGTTGCAGGTGCATCTATGTGGTTCATCTGGAAGCAGACTCAATTTATACAGAAGTTTTTTATGGATGATCTGCAAGAATCCCAAAATAGATTAGAGGCGATTATAGTAACGCTAATTAGCCAACAAAAAGAATTGCAAATAGATATTAAGGAGAGCTTAGCAGACATGCGTTCTTCATACGAATCTCTAGTAGAGATAGTCAGGGCTTTATCAGGCAATGGCTTAAAGAAAAAGGACAAGAATGATTGATACACTTAGGAGTCATCCACAAATAGGTATGGCAAGTTCATTTGGAAGTGCCTTTTTAGGTTGGGTTGATGTTATGACCCCAGTAGCAACATTTATTTCTATATGTATAGGTATAGGTATAGGATTGGTTACATTGGGCTTAAAATATAAAGAATGGAAGGCTAAATAATGTTCCCTGTATTAAAATTACTAACTCCTTCTGTAGTTAAAGCTATTATGGAGTATGTTTTTGATAAAAATGACTTAGATTATAAGATGGAGAAGTTAATCGAAAGAGTGGAAAAATTAGAGCAAAAAACTAAATCTTTAAAGGAGAAGAAGTGAATAAATTGACAGGTTTTTTAAAAGGGTTTGCTATTGATTATGTAATTAAGTACATGAAAGAGAATAAATCTTTATTAATTAAAAAGGCTAACGAGAAGCTAAATGTCCCTATTTTAAATGAAGCACAAGAAGCAGAACTCCTTGAGGCTTGCTTTGATATAAGCATGGATATGGTAGAAGGCATAAAAGACAAGTAATGCCTAAAGCGTTGCATATTGATAAAGCAGTTGATAGCAATCTAACTCCATTAAAGGATTCAGATGGATCATTGACTGCTTTAGAAATCTCTACTGATAAGGTAAGGGTAAAGAACTTAGAGGTCATTGGTGATTTTACATTTCAACCTGAATATGGGTTTGTAAGATTGAATGATGATGGTACAGCAGATGCTAATGAGAATAACTTTGGAGTTGGCTCTACAGTATACGCTGATAAGGTAAATACAGTCCCCTTAGTGTCTACAAATATAGTTTGGGATGATACTAACAAAGTATTTAGCATTAGTAAGTCAGGAATTTATGAAGTAGTATGTGATGCTAAAATTGCTATCACATCTACATATCCAACAACATTGGCTGTTTATATAAATACAGCAGCAGATACTCTTGGTACAGAGGTACACGCAGAGACATTTGAAGTTGATTCAGGAGATGACCCTGTCCCTACCACTATAAGGTGGATGGGAAGAATAGAGAATGGTGAGCATATAGCAGTAACTATTGATGCAGGTTCAAGAACTCCTAATTTTGAAGCAGGTTCAACACTTAGAATTTTAAGGATAGTATGAGTTTAACAGGGAAAACAAAAGCAAGTTCATATAAAGATTTACTACAAGTAAATAATTCTAACAATGGGATTGATACAAGTTTAAGAAATGTTAAAGATGGTGAAGGCACAGCAAGTTGTATTGCTTTATCAGATGACAATTTAAGAATTACACCACAAAATGATGATAATACAGCAGTATTTACTACAAGAGATACTGATGGGAATGTTTTATTTTCAGTTGATTCATCTAATGATTTAGTTAAAGCAGGTATAGGTCAGCATATCGTAAATACACAAATTAAGACATTTGGTTTAGATTCTAATTCTGCATCGCCTGATACTTCTGATACTTGGCACGCACTTGTATCAACTTATAATTTATCAACATCAAACGAGTTAGAGATGGGAACAGGTTCAACACCTGCAACGAGTTTAACAATATCAAATACTGCATATTTAGCTGTAAAGCATTATTGGTATGTGCCTTTTAATATTACAATAGATTCTTGTAATGTGTGGGCAGGTGCAGATGCAGCGAGTGGCGATACATTTAAGTTTTCAGTAATGTCTTATACTGTAGATAGTGGGAATGGCAGTACAGGTGGAGATTTATCATCAGGTGTAGAGAATTGTGTTTCTCCTTCTACTATAGCAGGAGCAGGTAGAGAGCAGGCTTACTATCAAGCATTAACAGTATCAACTGCTAACGTAGATGCAGGTAAAGTAATTATGGCTTGTGTACATCAAGATGGAACAAGTGCAGATTTAACAGTCAATATGCAATTAGTATATCATTTAAGGTAAGGAATAGAAATGGCAAGATTTACAACAAATTTAACAGTAACAACTCCTAATGAAACAGTAAGTGCATCTAAAGCAGGTGATTATGATGTTGCCTTAAAAGTAAATGCAGAGTTAGACAATAATGATGCTTTTATAAACTTAGTTGCAGCAGGAAAGGATGTTGGTCAAAACACATTAAGAGGCTGTAAGGCATTAATGATTCGGAA